CCGCCACGAACCTTACCACCACGCTTTACGCCGCAAGAGCCGCCACTGCGCATCTTCTTCACCGCACCGCCACTGCGCATCTTTTTCACAGCTCCACCCTTACGCATAGGCGCAGGGGCAGCGGCACCGGGCATCCCGATATTCAGAAGGCCCCCACCGCCGGGGTACCCACCGCCACCTCCAGCCATATCGCTTCCGATCTGAACGAGAGGAGCCATGTTGCCCAACCCAGCTCCGCCATAAGACGGACTCTGGGACTGTTCGAACGCGGAGAGGGGGCTCGCGGACACCCCACCATCCATCATCTTTTTGACGCGGCGCTTCATTACTTTCTCCTTGGAGCGCGGGTCTTACCCCTCATCGCGCAACCGTCGATGCCCCCGCCTCCGCTATACTTCTTAGGCTTAATGCTCCCACCGGCTCGGTAGGGAGTGCCCATGCTGCTCGGCGACTTCTTGCCTGCGGAGGGGATCATCCCACCAGCCGCATATTTCTTTGTCTTAACCGCTCCACCAGCCTTACGCTGCTTCAGCCCAAACATACTATCCTCACGGCCCGGACGCGGAGTCAACGGGGGACGCGGCATTCCCGGACGCGGCATTCCCGGACGCGGCTTCGGCATCTGCCCACTCTTTGGACGCGCCGGACGCGGCTTCGGACGCGGAGTCAACGGGGGACGCGGCATTCCCGGACGCGGCTTCGGCATCTGCCCACTCTTTGGACTCGACGGACGCGGCTTCGGACGCGGCTTCGGCATCTGCCCACTCTTTGGACTCGACGGACGCGGCTTCGGACGCGGCATCTTATCGGACTTAAACGGCATCGAACTATCCCCACGACCCGGACGGGGACGCGAGCGCGCGATCTTCATATATCGCTCAATTTCCCTGCGCATCTTATCCGGCGGGATGTTCTTACCCCCCGCTTGGGTGCGCAGCCTACTTTCAAATGCCTTCAACTGACGCAAAAAGTCTGGTGTCACCCGCCCACCTGCGGGCGACATCGCCTCTGGCTTAGGCGCACCGCCAACAGCCATTTTCTTGACGCGCTTGCGCTTGCCTTTCATTTCGGCTTCTTCGTGCTTGATCATGGACTTGGAAGCGCCCTTCTTCTTCATGAAAGCGACTTCCTTACGCATCATCTTCTTGCTTTCCACTTTGCCTCCCTTTTTCATTTCAGCCATCTGAGCTTCAAGCTGTTCTTTACGGGATCCATACCCTCCAAACAGGCCACCTTTTTTCTCGGTGGCCTCCCCCTTCTTATTCCTATCCTCCTCACCCTCAGACTTGGTTTTTCCACCTCCTCCATAGCGGCTGACTTTGCCACCATGTTTCATAGCTGGACGGCGTTTTACTACTTCATCAATAGTTGGCTTAAGACCGCGCATGATGCGCTTCCCAGCAGATTGCATTGAACGAAGATTCATAATCGCATCAGTGGCGGAATCAATATCGCCCTCTTTCGCCATTTTACTGATACGTCTTTCTTCAGAATCGTCGTATTCTTTGGCCTTCTTAGACTTCCCACCACCACTAAACGAAGCCACACGGCTGTACCGCTTGGTCTGACCCTTTTCGTACATCGCACCCATTACTTTTTCCTCGCTGCTTTGCGGCCTTCGCTCAAAGCAATGGCTACGGCCTGTTTGGGGTTACGGACAATATTTTTGCTCTTACCGCTATGAAGCGCGCCAGCTTTGAATTCACGCATAACGGTCGCGACCTTGGCGGGCTTAGCTTTTATTCCTCCGCCAATGTTCTTCTTCACTACTCCGCCTTCCGCACAATTCCAAACCCGAAGGCTCTTGTTGATACGGCTGTTGGGATCATTCGCTGTTTTTGAGCTAGTGAGCTTCTTTTTCATACCCTTCATACGGGCACAGAAGCTATCTCGACGAGAGCCGCCCTCGGGTTGAGGACGCTTGAGCCCCGGCTTACCGGGATTGGCTCGGTTATACGCGGCTCGTCCCTTGGCATTTAACCCACCCTTGGGGTTCTTGCCTTCAGCTCGCTGCCATGCTGGGGTTCTAGCCATCACGAGTTCTCTATATAAACGAGTTCAAACGTAGCTGTGGTATAAAAATTAGTCCCGCTAATAGCCGCAGCTCGACATTCAATGTCGGTCTTCTCTGGAAGCGCGATGGGGTACTCAAAGTCAAACGGGACAAAACCGTTATTCAACGTAACTTCCGCTGCAACCCGCATAACCCCCCCAAAAGGGCGGAAACACAACTGCCCTAAAAGGGCATGTGTGGCATTATTCGACGCTCCTGACAAAGACCCATGGGAGATGTACGCCGTATATCCAGCAGGAACCGTCCACACCGCCATCAGCGTCTGGTTAGCTCCGACCGGAATTTCCGCATAAATCGTCGCGGGGACTCCTGAAGTCACCGTACCGGTACCAACGTAAATCGTTCCCGCAGCAGTTCCGCCGCTACCAGCAGACGCAACAAATGCCCTGAAGACTCTGAGATACGAATTTGTCGTATTGACTTCGGTCTGGCCGTCAAGAATTACGGTTTCCGTAATCTCGTTGTAGTTAGCGTCAAGTCCGTAGACTTGGATAGTTCTAGCGCCGGTACCATCCTCTGCGTCATCGGTGCTAGAACTTGAGACCTTCATCACAGACGCAGCGGCGGGATAAGCGTAAAGCCCCCCTGCACTCCAGATCGTCTCCAACGACCCACTTACGTCAGTGTTCGAGCCGTACTTGAATAGGGTCTTGTGGTACGTAATCTGCCCACGAGAAACCTGTAACTCCCACGGCTCATACAATCCCATCCTTGTGATTGAGGACTTGATTGCCATTTAACAGTTATCCGTAAAAGAAAGTTACGGAAGTTACGTTTGTCAGAGTAACGTAGGGATCTTCCTCAAACAGCACCCCCTGCCCCGGAATAAGTACCGTTCGAGGGTTGATTGCAGAAGCGGGCGTATCAATTTTGATAAGCTCCGTGCCCCCAGAACCCCCGCTCTTGAACGACACGCTTCCTGCCGTAGCACTAGGCACATAATAAACCGCTTTGATACGGGCGCGAGGGAGCCCCACCTGAGACGCCCCCGTCGCATCCATATACTTAGCCTTTACGTCTGTTTGCATTGCAGCAAACTCCTATTAGGCGGAGACAGGGTTCTGAGCACCGTCAGAGTTACGCTGAACGTAAGAAACCGTAATAATCGCGCGGCCAGCCGTCAGGGTCGCAGTACCTACAGCCACACGTACGTAAACGGTTGTATCAGCGGAAGTAGAGGTCTGCCAAGCAAGCTGAGTGGCCGCAGTAGTAGTGCCACGGAAACGCCCACCAGCGGTAGAAGCAATCGCCGCCATAAGCTGCGCCCCACCAGAGGCACTGCCAACAGAAACAGTCATAGATCCGGCGGTAGCTGCGACCACCTGATCGACCGTAATGTCGGTAATCTGCGACCCCTTCGGGAGGTACATAGCCAGCGCGTCAACGTTACCAACCCCGGTGCCGGTAAGATCGCCGGTGTCATACGACTGGGCGAGAACAACAAGGCCGGTATTACGGGTTGTGCCCTCACGGACAGTGCCCGAACGGATCGGGCCAGAAAAGGTAGAAAAGCTCATAAATTGTCCTCACATGCGAGTTCGGTATATCCATCTGCATGTCGTCAGCCGGGGGGGCTGTGCGGATATACCGGGGTACCCCGGTTAAACTACATATAATCTATCTAGCGCAAAAAGAAAAGGGGGCCGAAGCCCCCTCTCTTATTAGGTCGAACCGGGAGATCCAAAGATACCCAGCGGATCGGACACACCGAACGAATAACGCTCGCGGGCCTTATAACGCACGTTGCCGGTATCGAAGTCACCATCCATCGAGGTGGACATCGGGGAACGAACAAAGTGCTTCAGGCCGTTCGGAACGTCGGTCGTCAGGAACCAAGCATTTACGTCGGTCAACCAGTGGTTAACCGTGTAGCCGCCCGGGATCGAACCGTTGTTCTTCAGAGCGTTGATGTCGTTGTCGTTGGTACCAACACGCAGCTCGGTTTCGAGCAGGCGGGTCGCAACGAACTGGAGCGCCGGAGGAATAATCAGCTTCTTCGGCTTCGCAGCGATGAGCAGACCGCGTTCGTCCGTCCAAGCAGCGATCTGAATAACCGCAGCTTCAAGCGAAGTCTCGTTGAGGTCCGCACCCGTCGTAGGACGGTTGCTGTTGGTGCCACCAGAAACCAGCGGATGGTCGGTCGCGCAGAGAACCTTGCCGTCACCGTAGGTGGGGCCGCCCGTGAAGGCGTTGTTCAGGGTATACGCAGCCTTGACCTGCTTGGTATAAGCCATCGCGCGAGCGAGAGCCTTGGTGTAACGCGAAGACAGAGAATCGTAAAGGTTGTCCTCTACTGCTTCTTCCGTAATCGAGAAGCCCATGGCAATCGTCTCGTGGTTGTAGCGAGCGGTCCACGCTTCCTGCGCATTGTCGTACGCAATAGCGGCACCTTCACTCTTGACCGGAGCGGCGGCAAAGCCAGACAGCTTGGTTTCTTCCTCGAAGGAACGCTCGGAGGTCTCAGTCTCGTAGATCTCCTTGTGCTCCTCGCCATAGCGGTTGTACTCCAGACCAAACAGCGCATTAAGGCCGGGCAGGAGTTCCTTAAGAAGTTGGGAACGTGAAATAGCCATTTTTAATAACTCCTAACCTTAGACGGCGATGCCAGTCGAGTTGTAGTACTGATGCACGCCAAAGTTGAACTTAACCAGAACTTCTGGGTAAGTGTCGTCCGGCGTAATAATGTCAACAACGCGCATCGCCAGCGTAGCGGTGTCCGTGACAGACCCCCAGTTTGCGCCGGTATCCAGCACCGTCTGAGACAGCCCAGTCGTCGCGCTACCAGTGAACGTCTTCAGCGCAGCGTTACCGCCAATCGCGCCACGAGCCCCGTTAGTACGAGTGCCAATAGCCGTATCAGCCTGAATAGAATAGAGCTGATCCGGGTCGTCGTTAACGCGAATCCACACATCGGAGTATCCGGAGGTGATTGCGCCTGAAGGCAGATACTGCGCATACAGCGGCTGCTTGGTATCCGGCGAGACATAACGCACGCCAACGCACACGCCGATCGCGGTATTCGTGGTCGTCGGAGTAGCCGCACGAGGTGTAACCACCCCGTCGGTGTTGATGTACATAACAGCGCCGGTGTAATACGCGGCAGCGACGTTGCTCGGAAGATAAAACTCCCGAATCGTGCCACCGTTGAAGGACTGACCACCGATCAGATTGATCGGCTTCAGCCCATAAGGGGAAGCTACATTAGCCATTGAAGACTCCTAAAATTATTTAGCTAGACCTTTCCCAAACGTAACCTGCGTCTTCTTGTCTTTGAAGAGCGGCATACGCGGGTCATTCTCACGCATAAAGTTATTATCGACAGCCTGCATTTCTGCTTCAGTCTTGTCCCGATAATACGCAGTACGCTGATTAGCAAATTCTTCCGGCATTTTGCACAAAAGCAGTCCGCCGGTTTCGATACCATCCTTAAACCGACTGTTTGGGTCGGCCATAGTGAACGCCTCAGGATGGTCTGAGGCTTTGACGGGTTCCCAACCTTCTCGAAATTTGGACGAGACGTTGTTTACGTCAGGGGTGCCCATAGTGCTGACACGAACGTAACGGTACGCATACCCCTCTTCGTGGTTGATTTCCGGGAGGATACTCGGCGGAGCCCAGCTTTTTGGACGGGCTGCTGTTTCGCGCGTATCCGCTTCGCGGCTGTTACGGTTTTCAGACATTTGCGTTCCCCATTTCTAGTTTAAGTAGCTCACGGGCGTATTGCTCGGGAGTCAAATTAAGACGTTTAGCCAAACTCACTTGTGAAGCGGTCAACGTCACCTTTTTAGGCCCGGTCGTTCGTCGCGCAGAAGCCACCACTGTCGCGGGTCGCTTTCTGTCCGCCTTGAACTTTTCAGGGAATCTAGACCGTATCTCTTTGTCGATACTGTCATAATATTCGTCTGAGGTCGGGTCTACGCCGTTACCTACCAATTCTTCGTGAAGTCCAAACGCAAAACTCGTCATTACACGATCTTCCCCAAACCATTTATTCCGTTCTTGCCACGAAAGAGCTTTGGGATCGGGTTGCGGGGCTTGCTGGGGTTCAGCCTGCGCTGACCACTGCCCTGCGTCTATATTATGTACAGAGAAATCTGGTGCTTGTAAAGACTCCTGATAATCATATACAGGGGTATAGTTTTCAGCATTCCGAAGATTAATCTTCGCCGCCATGAGTTTTTCTTGGGCGTCGGCGACTTTATCGGCGTCCCCAGACTCATAAGCCTCCTTGAATTCACGCTTGGCGAGTTCAAGTTCCCGCGAAAAAGACTGCTTCGCGGTACCAATATAAACCTTCTCACCGTCCCCAAGGGTCTTCTTAAGTGTTTGATTTTCATAGGCAAGTCGCTGCGCAATCTTAACCGCTTCGTCCCTTTCACGGGCAGCGGACTCCTTGGCGCGGCGCTCATCATGCCAAACTTTCTTAAGCTGTTTGGCTTTTTCCTTGGAGAATTCGTCAAGCTCATCTACTTCCAGCTTATCGACGATTTCCTTGGGCATAGGCTCTCGGCCTCGGTCCTCTTCAGGAGTATCGTCCTCGATTTCAATCTCAAGGCTGTCCTCATTTTCGGTTGCGGACAGATCTTTATCTTCTGCGTTTTGTAGCGTACTCATAATTCCAGCTCCTGTTATCGACCGCGTTCAATGCCGCGAGGATCTTCGACCACACCCTCTACGGAGTCGTCATTAATCAATCGGAAAGACCGGCCATGAATATTCAACCGCGTCCCGGTGTGCGGGCGCACAATGATGAAATCGCCTTCCTTGCAGTATGGACCCGTGGGAAACCGTGATTCATCTTTGTAGCAATCCGGCCCCATCTTCACGACAAAAAGCACCGTTGCCAGCAACTCTTCATCCTTTATGGTCCTCTCCGCCTTGAGCAGCCCGCTGTCAAACTTGGCTTCAATCTCCGGAAGCGCACAAAGGATCCTGTACCCCTTGGGCTCTGGAAGTTGCTTCGCCTTCTGAGCTTCGGTCAAAAGCGGTTCATCTTCGAGGGTTTGTGCCTCTACTACTGCATTCATTAATATTCCTCCATTGTTCTCTTAAGATCTTCTATATAGGTTTTAACACTCAACAATCCATTCATAACTCCACAGATATATCTGTAATCTGCGTAGTCTTTGGCAACCCCTGAAGCCAAATCCTCTTTTACATCTTCATAACGCTCTTTAATTTTATCTAACATTAAATCCAAAACATCCATTATTCAGTACCTTTGTTTTTATTTGGCGTTTGTGACGCTTGCGCGGGCTGTAGAAGCTGCTGGATCGCTTGTCGTTGTTGTGCAATTTCCTGCGCTTCCCTATCTTCCTGCTTCAGCCCCATTTGTATCGCTAACTTGGTGCCTTCAATAAGCTGCTTGATGGACCGGTCTTTGTCCTTATTCTGGGATTCCTCATCAATCCGCCCGGCCTCTAGCACCAACTTCGACCTCTCCATCTCAAGCCGCTGCTTATCCAACTCCAGCGCCGCCATCTCCTTTTGGGCTTTCATATCCAGCTCTTGCTTCCGCAAATTCAACTCTTCCCTCTGAATGATGTTCAGCGGGTCTTGAGCCTCTTCCTGCTGTTGCTGTTGCTGTACTTCAGCCTGATTCTTCTGCTGGAGTTGCTTGGCCGCTTCGGCGGTGAGCTTGGAAATCTGGACTTCAAGTTCTTCCGGCAGTTTCTCGTCTTCCGGAGGCAACGCCGTACCCAACTGTTCCTCGATCTGCTTGCGGTACAGAAATGCCACGTGCTCGGCAACATGCGCCGCACCCGCCGCCATCATGTTCTGCGCGTTGGGGTTCTGCTGCATAATCTGTTGGATCTTGGGGTCTTGTGCCATGGACATGTGTACCGCGATATGCGCTTCGTGATCCTGATACAAGAATGCCTTAACCGGTTTACCCGTAAGAAGCGCCATGTTTTCGGACACAGGATCCATAGGCTTTGCGTCGTCTTCGTTCGGCAGAACCTTGTTGAGGTTCTTGACGCCCAACGTCTCCAACATCTGCCGATGCAGCTCCTTCATGTCGTACATCTGCGGGGCCGTCTGGGCCAACTGCATCACCGCCTGATACTGCACAACCTTCTGGGCCATGGTGCTGGAGTTCGGATCTGACACGGGGATAACTTCCACCATGTCGTAGTCCTTCTGCTTGGCCTTGCGCCCACCGGTATCCGGCTCGTAGGCGTACTCTTTAGGCGCAAAATCCCGGATGATCGACGCCAATACCCGAAATTCACGCTTCATCGCGTAATGCACCCGCGCTTGGACGGATGTCATTACCTTCAACGTACGCTCCAGAATAGCCAGCGTGGTCCCAACGGGAGACTGCGAGGACATATCTGCGACTTTGAGGTCTGAAGTGGACGCGAACTTGCGCCCTTCTTCCACGATAGTCCCCAGCAACTGATACAACACCTGCGACGGCTCCTTGTATGGCAGCGTCATGATGTTGTCTTTGATTGTTCCGGACGCTACGTCCACATCTCGGAACTCGCCGGGGGAGATCGGCGTATCATCTCCCTTGATCCGCATACCCCTTGTCTTGAAGCCCCCGGGGAGGTTGGAGAGGGTGCCTGCATCGACTAGCTGTCGGATCAATGACGTACCGGACTTAGCAAAACTCCCCAACAAATGCACCAGACCAAAGGCATAGAACCCAAAGCCCGGGATGTAGGGGTAATGTACAAAGTGCTCGCGCTTTATTTTCTTCTCGTCTTCAGGAGCCCAGTTGCGATAAATAGAGAGAATAGTCTCAGTGGTTTTCTCTATGGTCACGACATACGGAAGGGCAATCCCCTCCTCTGACTCTTCCTTGGCCTCGTCGTCATCCTCCTCATACTCCGACAGGTCCAAGTTGACGTGCATCTCTAGAATTTTAAATCGATCATCGGAAGTTGCACTGAAGCCCATATTTTCCGCAATCTTCTTCTCAACTTCATCCAAGTCACCTTTGCGTGGCTCACCCAGATCAACGTCAAGATAGAAGCCCGCAGCCTGAAGTTTGCGAATTTCATTCTTCGATTTCCTCATCACGTGGGTAATGCGTTCCGCCGTCTCAAGGTTAGACGCGCCGTAAGGCACAACTAAGTCCTCGGCAGGCACGTAAAGCGCCGTCGGGCGATCCAGCGACGGGTCGTAATACACCTTCTTGAACGCATTCCCGCTGAGACCCAACCCCCACAACAGCCGCTCATGCTCCGGGCGATACTCAGTCATCACCTCAGTAAGTTGGAAA